AAGGCCCAACCGTTCCAGGACCTTCATCATCGTGACCATGGCCGCGAGCCCCTTGATCAGGGAAGTCCAGTCGACCTTGTTCATGATGAGCAGTGCAGTTGCCAGGAGGTTCATGGCGATCGCGAGTGCGATCATGGCCACCGACAGCGCAAGCGTCTTGCCGATGGTGCCCTTCCCGTCGATCTTCTCGACCATGTCGCCGAAGCCACCCATGGCCTTGTTGAGCAGGAACATCAGGGCACCCATGGCGCCCAACGACTTGGCGAGGTCCGCAATCGGAATCTTGGAGAGAATCCACAGCGAAACCGCCAGGATCCCCAACGCAATGCCGACGGCGATGATCATCTTCGCCCAGGCTTCCTTCTTGGCCGCATCTGCGAAGCCACCGATGGCACCGCTCAGCGAGTCCACCAGATTGATGAACGAAGGCCCGAAGTTGGCGATCGACGTCAGCCCCTTGGAGAAGGCCGACATGAGCCGGATGAGGTTGATCCCCATCGTGGCGAAGATTGCCTGGTTGAAAGACTTGACCACGTCGGTCATGCTGATCCCGGACAAGAAGTCCTTCGCCTGATCCCACATGTTGGAGAAAGCTTCTCCTATTTTGACTGCAATCCCTTGCAATCCAGAGAGAGCAGAACCCATCTGATCGCCAGCACTCGACGCCGCATCGGTGGCACCAGAAGCACCACTCGACACACCACTGAGGTCCGGCATGTCCGGCATGCCCGGGAGATCGATGTCGATCCCGCTGAACATGGACTTGAGGGACGAACCCTTCTCGATCACTGCCTCGATCTGCCCACCGATCTGCTTCAACACCGACCAGACGTCCTGCAGGAACCCAAGGAAGCCGCCAGCGTTCGGGGCATCGAGGTCTGCGAGGGTCTTGGCATGGGTGACGAAGTCGTACAGGTAGGTGGCAACGTCCTTGATGACGGAGGCCCCGGTCCCAATTGCCCTGAACAGGACGGTCAGGAGGGGTGTGATGATGGGGAGGCCCTTAGCAAGCCATGCGAGGGGCCTGGTGAGTAGCTCAAAGGCCGCTGAGAGGCCGTAGAGGGCCTTTCCAGCGCCCTTGTCGGAGCTGGGGAAGGCGGCACTCCATGCGTCGCCGATAGCCCCTAGGAGGGCCGCAAACGGCGCCAGGATGTTCTTGAACCCTTGAAGGGTCTTCTCGAATCCGCCCATGGCCCGCCAGGTCTTGAGGGCGGTAGAGATGAAGTCGAAGAAGTGACTGATCGCGCCACCGATGGCCCCGGAGAACGAGGTCCAGAAGGTGGTAGCCTGCTTGAGGTTACCGATCAGTGACGTGAAGATAGACGCCCAGCCAGAGCCAAGCGACTCCTTGAGCGTGTCCATGAATGCCGAGAAGGTACGAACCTCGGTCGCAGACTTGGTTGCCTCACGTCCCAGCTTGGTGCTGAGGTCCGTGTACTTGGCCAAAGCCGTGTTCATGACCGTCGTGGTTGCCCACTGGTCCTGAAGGCCGTCGCGCCACCCCTTGGTAGCCGTGATCGCGGTGCCCGCCGAGGTGATGTACTCCTTGCCCTTCTTCGTCAGGGTTCCAGCAGCGACCGCTGAGTCGATCAGGGTCTGCTTGAACTGGACCGTGCCCATGTTGGCGTTCTCGATCTGCATCCAGTCGTTGAGCATGAGGTAACCCGTACCCATGGACTGAGAGAACGCGTACATCGCGCGACTTGCCTCGTCGGAAGAAGCACCAGCGTAGGCCGCCGCGTTGGCGATACCCTTGATGGACTTGACCGACTGAGGAAGGCTGATTCCCGCGTTGACGAACTTCACGATCGACGCGGTCATGTTGCCAAACGAGTAGATCGTCTGGTCGGAGTACTTGTTGAGGTCCGTCAGGTAGCCCTTGACTTCCTTGGCGGACTTCCCCGTGGCGTTCATGATGGTGTTCTGCTTGGTCAGCAGCTCCTCGTACTCGAGGAAACCAGCCTTGATCGGGTCGAAGGTGAGCGCCTTGGCCATGCCGAGAGCGACATTGGTGGCCTTGTTGGCGATCGTCGCCAGTGCAGTCGTGGTGACAATGGCCATCTTCGACGCCGTGACGCCGACCGTGCCCATCTGTGCGTTGAGATCCAGAAGACCCTTGCTCTTGCCGGCGTCATCCACAGCCTTGTTGGTGTCGGCCAACGCCTTGGACGTGTCCGCTGCGTTCTTCATGAACGTCTTGTTGTCGAATTGCATCCGAACGATGCGATCGTCGGTAGAACTCATGCCCTCTGCACCTCCTTCCAGACATTGTCGGCGATTACGTCAAATATGGGCTTGAGGGCTGGGTTGATGTAGTCGTACCCAGCCACCCAGCCCCCGGTTCCGGTCCCGTGACCGTACTGCAGCCCGATTGCCACACGGAAACCGTTGACGACGTTGGTATTGCGCCACCAGATGGTGACGGCACCATTCTCTTCAACGATCTCGTAGGTCCACGAATCCGCGGTGATGCCCGATTCTCGGGGAGTTGCTGCGCGTAGGGCATCCACTCCTTGCTGGGCGTGAGGCGCCAGGCCGGAATATAGATCACCCTTGATCATCCTGTTGAGGAAGCTTTCGGTTCTAGCCGTACTTCCCCCGACGGAGTAGCTGATCATGGGGCTCCTTCCGTTAGGTCAGCGTGTAACGAACGGCACCGTTGGGGTTCGCCAGCGACATGTGACTGCCGTAGTAGTCGACCGTGCCATCGGTGTCGTTGATGTCTGCACCGCCTCCGGGTCCACCCATGAAGGTGCTACCCGATCCACCGCCGCCCGGACAGGTCCATGCGCTGAACCCTCCGTTGCCTTCTCCACCGGCCTGGTAGTTGGTCTCGGTGTTGGCACTGATCTTGACCCGACCAGCACCTCCACCACCGCCGCCTCCACCCATCAGAGTCGAGACGTTTCCAGCGACAGTGCCGTCGCCCGGAGTAGAGGGTGGCGGATATCCACCGCCTCGGTTGCCTCCCTGACCGAACGTGCCCAGCGGCTCGTCGTTGTGGCCGCCGTTGCCGCCCTTGGAACAGACGAATCCGACGCCGCCACCGACCTGGTCGATGCGACCACCGGTTGCACCCTTGCCGCCATAGGCGATCAGAGGTCCGAAGGCCGACTGGCCACCATCCGTTCCACTCTCGCCATTGACCGTGTTGGGCTTGTCAGCACCATGCACGCCGGCAGCGCCTACCTCGATGAGGGTGAGTTGCGCCAGGTCACGCAGGAGGAGAGACCCACGAAGCATTCCGCCGCCTCCGCCACCCGCTCCGTATGCGACGTTGCCGTTCGAGGTGCCGGTGCTGTTACCCGACGATCCTCCAGCTGCGCCGACGCACAAAGCCATGACGCTGGAGAACCCAGCCAAGGCGTACCTGCTCTTGTCGAACGTTGCGTACCCAGGCGTGGTGACGGTGAACACGGTGACAGGGAACTGCGTCTTCTGGAGACGCATCATCATCCGCATCACTTGAAATCGCCACCCATCAGGCCGACGAGCCAGCTGGTTCCGTCGTAGATGAAGACGATCAGGTCGATCGCGTTCGCCGTGGGGGTGATGGGGAGTACTCCCATCGACCTCTTGAAGCCGGTGACGGTGAACGTACGCCCACCCGTCGCATCCTGCTGGAGGCGAAGAACGAACTGCGTGTTCGTCTTAGGCGCGGACGGAAGTGCCGTGGCATTGAGTGTCACAGCGCCGCCGAGCGTCACCTTCACCATCGCGTTGAGGATGTTGCTGTTGTTGAGCTCGGGCAGCGTAAGCGCGCCCGTGACGGTGCCCTTGTTGATGACAGTGCCCGCGATCGCGTCGGGGAGGGATGCTGCAACCTCCGCGTCGACCTGGGCGACCATCACACTTGTGACGATGGCAGTGAAGTCGCCAGCGTCGATCGTCGAGCCGTTCGCCCGAGTGAGGATCAGATGACCCGATGCGTTGATCACTCCGGAAACGACTGACATTCCCAGGATCTCGTTGGCTCTTGCGGCAGTGATGCCTGTGAACTCGGCCATGGTGCCTCCTTACTAAGTCTCGATGATGACGTCGGTGGTGCCGCCATCAGAGATGACGTAGGTGCCATCGCCGTTGTCGGTTCCGTTGATGTTGCGCATGATGAAGGAATCGGGGGTGAGCTCTTCGAGGTTGTCGCTCGAGGCGGTGACCGTGTAGGTGTCGTTGAGGTTGTCAACGCGCACCACGATCCCAGCACCGAAGTTCATCATGTCGTAGAGCTCGGTCGGAGTGGGCATCCGTCCGGCCGTCGAACCGACGCCGTAGAGAATGCCCTCCAACTCCGCGATGATCGAAGCAGACATGCCCCGAGTGTCGATGACGTAGTGCGCCGTGGGTCGGAAGCCCTGGAGCTTGACCGGCGTACACCCGATGTCGAAGGTGAACACGGCCGGCGCAGTCTCGCCACCGAGCGTCCGTCGCTGCCGCTGACCGATGGTGGCCATGCAGTTGTAGACGAGGTGGATCTGGTAGCCGAACATGTCGCCACGAGTACCGCTACCGATGAGAGTGCGGTACGAAAGGTTGAAACGCTGGGGCTTCTGGTTGTCGACGTACAGACCGTCGGCAGCCTTCGGAATCCCGATGCACTCACCGAACGAATCCGGGTACATCATGGACGTCAACGATGCGCTGAAGTCTCCAGGATCGGCATCGGCCAGATACAGGACACCATCTCGGTACATCATCTCCGTGACGCCGTTGTTGTTCTCATCGAAACTGATGAGACCGTTCCACGGAACCGGATCGACATCGCGCTTGTACAGCACTCCACGGTCGAGGCCGTGCTGGTAGTACCGCTTGTCGGGATCGTCCCAGATGATCATCGGGCCTCCTAACCGGATGAATTGAAGAGCTTCTTACGGCGCTCGTTCTCCTTGCGCCAGTCGGACATGACTTCGGTGGGCCGCCGCTTCTTGGGCGGCTGCTGCTTGTAGCTCGTGATCTGGATTAGCATCATGAGACGACTGAGGTGCCAGTCCTGCGCTTCCCAGTTGATCTTCAAACCAGTCATCCAGAAGTAGATGAGTTCACTCGTCGTGACCTCAGGGTTGTGCTGACTCTGCGTCTCCTGAGGAACCGACGATGCGGTTAGGTTTGAGTTGATGTAGTTGGTCAGCTCATCCAATTGCTCGGGTTCAAGACCGTATACCAAGTTCGGATCAACCTCCGGAGCCAAAAGCATGCACTGGAAGTAGGTGATCATCTCCGACGGCAACTTCTCCGTGGATCCGAGAAACGCCTTCTTGGTTTTTGACTCCCATTTTGACACAGACCGAAGAGAATGTTCGAACTGAAGTTTGACACTTCCGTCTTCGGTCTGTACTTCGAATTCGATCATCGTTTCTCCTTACCGAACCAACACCGGGGCCCTGAGCTGAGGGTCTCAAGGCCCCGGTGTTAGAGATCGATCGAGATCAGACGCCGGCACCGAGCAGCGTGTCGACCTCGTCCGGCAGCGGCAGACGCGGCGGAGCGGCATCGCGGCCGTACAGCGCGTCCATCAGGGCCTCGAGACCGGCGGGGTCCACCTCGGGGTCGGTGCTGTCGACCTTGATGATCGCGGTCGGCTTGAAGCCGGTCACGGACACCGGGGTCGAGGAGACCGTCCAGGAGAACGCCTTGAGCTCGGGGCTGTCGTTGACGGTGTTGTTGGCCTTCTCCGAAGGAGAGGCCTGCAGGCCGTAGGCCAGGTTGATGATGAAGCCCAGGTCCTCGTCGATGGCGTTGCCCTTGAGCGAGCGCCACGAGAACCCGAAGGTGGGACGTGCCTGCATCCCGATCTGCATGCCGTTGGCCGTCTTGGCCACACCGTCGTGCAGGAGGAACTCCTCGGGGAACATGAACGCCTCGATGGTGGCGTTGAACTCCTCGGCGGAGAGCAGGTTGACGTACACGATGTTGTCGGCGTACTGCTTGTTCGACTCCGCGCCGGCGGGGGACTCGTTGACGGCCGTGAGACCGTTCCAAGCCACACCGGAGGAGTAGACACCCGCGGTCGGGGTGTAGAGGACACCGTGATCGACACCGCGCTCGATC